GCGTTTCATCCAGGGCCAGACCACCTTCTCTTGCTCGCCCTTGGTCATGTTCTGCAGACGCTCCACGTGGCGGGTGTAAAACACGTCGCCAAGTTTTTCGAGCACCCAGAGCACCGTGAGGTCTTTCTTGCGGCCGATATCCAGGCCCAGGTAGAGGTTGTTGCCCTCAATCGCTTGCCAGCGCGCCTCCTGGGGGTATTCGGCGGCGGCAATCAGCTCGTATTCCAAAAACGCCGCGTCATCGTCAGCCGGGTGACACATGTACTCCTGCTGAAAGCTCTCCTCATCGGCGGCGCCTGCGCGTATAAACTCAAAATAGGCCGCCTCGTCCATGGCCTGGCGCTCGTCGTCCGGGGGCAGCATTTTCTGGAGCTTGTGCAAAAAGCCCTGCTCCAGCGCATCCTGCAGGGTGACCCGGTGCAGGCTAATGTTTTTGGGGTTGCCGTGCTCGCGCGCCTCGCGGATCAACTGGTTAAAAAAGTTGTGGCTGCCCCGGTGGGTGGATATCAGCTCCATGGCCCCGCCCCAGGTGATGCCCGGGTAGGCAATGGACCAGAGCTTGCGCGGGTCCGGGTGCAAGGCAAACTCATCGAGCACCCGCCCGCCGCGCTTGCCGGCCTGGGCGTCGGGGTTGGAGCTCATACTGTGGATGCGCCGCCCGCTCGCGAACTGGAGTACGTAGGCGGACACCCGGGCTTTATCATCCACCACCACCTCGCCCAGATCCTGCGCGGCCATGTCCATGATCTTGGCCCAGTATTTACAGTCCTCAATAAACAACCGCGCCTGCAAGTCATCCCGGCTGCTGACCCACTGGTCGTGCTTGGCGCCGGCGGCGGCGGTGCGCTCATCACAGGCGTAGGCGCTGGACCAGGACAGCCCGATCTGGCGGCCCTTTTCCATGAGCTTGAGACGCGAGTCATCCCGTATCCAGGCGCTTTGGTAGGGCAAAAAAATGGCGTCTGGGTCCTGGGGTTTGACTTTGGCGTTGCCCGGGTGTTTGGCCATTACTGTATCCCCAGGGTCTTGCGAATTTCGGCAATGGTGTCGCCGGTCACGCCCTGGGCGGTTTTGCCCATTCTATCCAGCGCGGCCTTTTGCTCGCGCAGCAGGCGCTCGCGGGCGTCGCGCTCTATTTGGCGGCGTTCATCCAGGCTCGCCTTACGCGCCTGCACCGCGTCTTTCGCAGCGCGGGCGAGTTTGCGCACGTCCTCTATGTCCAAATCCTCGGTGTCCTGGGCCTCGAACAATACGCGGTTGACCAGCGTGGTCACCGACTGGACCATGAGCCCGCCGGCCTTGTCGTCCGGGTTTTCGCCCAGCTCCTGCACCAAAATGCGCGCCATTTGCTCCTGCTCGCGCATGCGCGAGATCAGCGTCTCGAAATTCTGCCGGTAGCGCCCCAAGGCGCTGCGACTCGGCGCCTCGGCGGCGGGGAATTGCGTTTGCAGGTCCTCTATCAGCTCATCGAGGGTGAGGCGGTTTTCGCGCAGGCGCCGCTCTATGTGGGCCCGAACTTTGGGGTCGAGTTTATCCACGCTGCTTTTGCGGCCCATATCAGCGCGCCCCCGGACGTTTGACGCCGGGCACCATCACCCGGCCCTTGGCCACATCCTGGCCTCGGGCGGTGAGGGTGGCCACCAGCAGGCCGCTTACATCCTCCACCTCCACCAGCCCTTGCTCGGCCAGCCAGGCCAGCTCGCCTTTGACCTGGTCGCGGCTCGGGCTGTGCCCGAACTGGTCCAGCACGTTATAGAGGATGCTGGAGTTGGAGCGGTAGCTCGGCATGTCGATCAGTACGCGCAGTATCACTAACCGCTGATCCTCGCGCAGGTAATCGGCAAATTTGCTCATGGGTAGCACCTATTTGTTGTTGAGCAGGTAATCGTTAATGCGGTTCAGCGAGGCGTTAATGGCCTGCAGCTCGCGGTAGCTGCTGCCCATCTCCGCATCCAGGCGCTCCAGCCGCCCTTGTATCTGGCCCATGGCGACCTGGCTTGGGACCTCTTTCATTTGCCCTTCAAGGGCGATCAGCCGCTCGCGCAGCTCCACGGTCTCCTTCACGCTGGCGCTTTGGCGCCCGATAAACCAGGCGTAAATGGCTACTGCTGCGGTAATCAGCCATTGCACAAATTGCAGGCTAAAGGTCAGGTTCTCGGCTTCCATAGTCACTCTCTTTTGGCGTTTTGGCTTTTTGGCTCCTGGAGCTCGCCGTCTCCATAAAACACAACGTTCACAAACCCGTTCGGCTCGCGGCTTAAATACCCCTCCATGACCCGGCGCAGGTAGGGCACCGTTTGGCCCACTTTGTCCGCGTACCACAGGCGCGGGTCGCTGCACCGGGTAATCAAAATCTGCATCAGGGTTCCTCGCCACTCGGGCTCTCGGGCCCGGCCCGGGCCTGGTTTTTGTGTATGACCTCAATCAGCTCGGTGTGCCGGCCGGCGCATACCCCGTACTCGTCGTACACCTGCTTGAGCGCCAGCGCGACATCGTCAGCGGCATTACTCGCCGGCTCGCTCGGGGGCGGGCACTGGGTCATCAAGGCCGCCGGCAGCGGCCTGGGCCGCTCGATCACGGGCGTGGGCGAGCTGGCGCATGACGCCATCATTAAACAGGCAATTAACACGCTCGTCGCTCGTTGCATGGAGTAGCTCCCGTAGCTGGCGGGTGGTGTGTTGGTCGGCCCGCTGGCGGGCGTTGATGCTGCGCCCAAGCGCCTGGCTTTGCTCGCTCGCGGCCAGGGTCATGGCCTGGAGCTGGGCCATGCTCGCCTCAAAGCCCTTGATTTGCGCGGCCTGGCAGGCGCTTTTTTGCTGGCCGTAGCCGTCCGCGTGGCCCCAGTGGTACATGCCCCAGTGGCTGGCTGCGAGCGCGGCGCCGGCCACAATCGCGAGCACAAACCGGCCTTTGGTTAAAATCACCGCTGGGCCTCCCAATCACGATCCAGGCAAACACCGGGCCCCCAGCCCGCTCGGTGGTACGTCGGTTCAAAGCGGCTCAGGATCACCCGCACATAGTGGCGGTTCTCCTGAAAATTGGCGGCCGAACGCCCGGCGTTAAAATTCTCTACATGGTTAAACCAGGCAAGCTCACTGGCCCCAGAAGCCAGCGCCAGCCTTTTATCCCGGTAGACCCAACCGAGCCCGCCGTTGTAGGACGAAAGCACCATGGCCCACTGCTCGCATACGCAAACCGCCTCCACCCGCGCCAGCAGCCACTTGTCATACCGCGCCATGGCGCGCAGCGCCCAGCCAGGGTTAAACGGGGCCGGGTTTTTAAGGCTGGCATCCACCTCCGGCATCCACTCGGCGGTGGTGGGCATAAACTGCGCCAGGCCCTGGGCGCCCACCGGGCTTTGGGCGCTTTTGTTCCAGCGGCTCTCCTGGTGCACCTGGGCGGCCAGGGTGGCCACCGGCGCATTCAGCCCAAACTCAAACCGGGCCGAGCGCACCAGCAGCCCCCGGTACTGCCCGGCGGCGGTGGGTATGGGGCTGGCGGCCGCCGGGGCGGGGGCGCATTGCACCAGGGCCAAAATGATCATGCCCAGGGCAAAAATCAGCAGGTCGGCCACGTAGCTGTTGGCATCCGATAACGGGCGCATGCTCACAGCCCCAGGGTCACGCCGAGCACGCAGGCGAGCACAATCACGGCCCGGCGCATCATCGCCATGGAGCGCGCCCAGTGCGCCTGGCGGTCCGCCACCGGGTCGGTGTGGGCAAAGCTGTGGGGGCGGGCGTAGGGAAACAGGGCGCAATCCACCCAGTAGGCCAGCACCACCGCCAGCAGCAGGTTGGCGGTTTTGTAGGCCATAACGGGGATCTGGTGCGGGGCAATCAGCCATACCAGCACGATCAAACACACCGTGGCGATCATCCAGCGCCACAGGCGCGGGGTGCGGCTTCGGGTCATGGGGAAAGGGTCGTACATGGAACCTCCAGGCGGGTGATCTGTGAGCTACAACAACGGCTCCAGACTAACCTCCGGGGGCGGCGGGGTCTTTTTGCGCACGCAAAAAGCCGGGCTCGCGCGCGCGTAGTAGGCTGTACCAAATGCGCAAGCACTTGCGCTTTTGAAACGAGGAGGTGAAACCGTGAAGACAGGTGTGCTATTCAGGCCCGCCAGCTTTTGGGTGGGCGTGCAC